TCCATCCCCGGTGTTGTGACTACAGTCACCGATGAGGATGGAGATGTTTTTGAGGAATTTGAGATTCTCGATGCCGAGGCTCAGAATATGATTGATAATTCTTCCTCTGAAGAGCGACGTCACTATCTCCGGGCCTGGACTGATGCGTGGAAAGCAGCTTATGAGCGCAGAGATTTCTCTATGATGACCTCCGCATTCACATTTGCTTCCAAGATGAAGATTTGCCAAGCTATGGCTGAGAACTCTGATGAGGGTCTCTCCGTTGCTGAGAAGACGATTTTTCGCGCAAAGAGTGCTTCCGACAGAGCGAAGAGCAGCTACTGGGCTCTTACTGTCGGGATCAAAGAGCAAGCCTCCCGTGTCTCCGGATACTTTCAAGATCTTTGGAATTCCCAAGATCCCACTACTCGCAAATACCTTGCGACTTCTATTGTCGGTATGGGAGTAATTGGACTTGCTTTTGCCATGTCCAAGCACTACTCGAAAGACGATGGCAAAGACCGTTCCACCAATGAGATCCCCATCTCTGTGTTTACCGAATCCGTTCCCGACTCTTATCAGTCTAGGGTCCGTAAGACACACCACTACTCGGTTGAGGCTCAGACCAAGACACCGCACTATATGACTGTACGCGCTCCTGATGATTACGAAGGTGATGCCAAGAAATTTGAAGTCTTTAAGATTGAGAATCCCGGTATTATCCCCTACAGAAATGCACTCTCTTATGATGGGTGGTTCCCCAAAGTTATGGGAGAAACCTATGAGTGGCGTGATTATGTAGCGTATTGTCGTGAGAATGATTATGATCTTTATGCCCACCCCGAGAGCGGAATTGACGATTACAAAACTCGCCGAAGCGGTCGCAAGATGCAATTCGGTATTGAATCTCAACAATTCTCTCGCCCCTCCAAGTCCATTTTCGATCAATCTAATGTAACTACTGAGTCCGGAATTGACGACTACAAGACCCGTTATGGCAATCGCCCACTTATTTCCATTGAGGGTAGCGCTATGACAATGGATGTTCCTGCTGATATCATTGATCTCTCCCCTGAAGAACTGGAGGAAGAAATGGAGAAGCTCCAAGTTCGTGGTGAAATTGTTCGTAAGACTCAGACTCTTGCAACCAGCTACGAAATCGAGGCTACTTCTCAAGCCACCTCTGATCCTGATACTGCCGCCTTTATTGATAACCGCCTTTTGGATAACTTGGTCATGGTTTGCCAACCCAAGTCCACCATTAGAATGCGTGCCATCATGTTGAAGGACAAGTTCATGGCTGTTCCTAAGCACTTCTTTGTAAATAAGGATGCCACCTGGACTATGGGAGATCTCTTTTATCTCAGAGTTCGCAATCGCCCCTACCCTCAATCCTTTGATCCCTCCCGCCTTTACATCTGCCCTAAACGTGATGTTGCCATTTACCTTCTCTCCGAGAGTGTTTCTGGCGCGGTCGATATTGTTAAGAGGATTGCAGGAGCTGATGATCATGCCTCTTTTAAAGAGACGACTGGTTCCCTCCTTGGACTCATGTCGAATCTGAAGAACGAGTGCTGGGTCCGTCAGCGAGGAATTCCTTCCATCCGCCCCATGTTGACTAAAGATAACATGAAGGTTCGTTACGAT